AATAGTTTCAGCTTCTGCTAAAAATACAAACGGAATCATGCCTAACCCTTGTGGACCTAAGCTTACAGTTAATGGTTTAGAAACTTTGATATAATCTTGATTTTCTTCTTCTAGTCTCGCAATAATTTCTTCGCCTGAAATTAACTTAATACTTACAGTTTCTCCAACTGTAATTCCTTTATTGATTAACATATTTTCCTTTCTTTTTAATCGTCATTGCCTATTAAGGCTTCTAATGTTTTGTAATGCTCATATGCTTTACGCAATGCTTCGTATTTTTCTAACTTTTTCGGATCGGGTTGTAAAATTGCCAACCTTTTTTCAATAGTTTCTAACGTTGTTAGAATACTCTTGCCTTTAATTTTTAGATCGCCTTCAAAATTAGCATCACCTTTAACTTCAAATGTCGGAGATGACAACGGATTTGTTGTTATTGCTGGACCGGTATTATTAGTAGTAAATATATAGGGTGATGTATATTGTAGAGATCCTGTATTATTAATAGGATAGGTAGAATTTAAAATCGTATTATTCAAAGGACCTAACATAGAATCAGTAATACCGTACGGGTCCAACGTAGACGAATCTACAGTTATGGTCATTTCTTTATCGAAATCATCATTCATGCTGCAGCCTCAAACAATTTTTTTAATTCAGTAAATCCTCCTATTAATTTACCATCTATAATAATTTGTGGTACAGTCCTTGCAGTTGGAACAGCTTCTAAAAGATCTTCTCTGGTCCAACCATCTCCAATTTTACGTTCTTCAAATTTAATTCCGTTTTTGGATAATAAATTTTTTGCTTGATCACAATATGGGCAATGATATTTGCTCCAAACAACAACATCATTCATTTACAACCTCACTTTCTACAACAATCTCAGAACCACACATTTCTTGAGCAACTTCTTCTAATGTTTTTGCTATTTCTTCACCAATTACTAATGTAGAAGTATCATTGTCTTTAACTATTTTATTAAATTTGACAACAATAACTTTCGTTTGTATTTTTGCCATTTATTTTCCTTTATAAATCCGGTAATGCTTCGTAATCAACAAAATCATTCATAACCCCAATAACGTAGTTCGTTGATTCTGTTTCTTGTAAAGCAGATTGTTTTTTATTGATATTGACGTGCTTATTAAACCAAGGTATTGGTGTAGTTTTAGGATGATCTTCTTGATACTTAATACCAATATCTTTTAGACGTGTAAATGCTGTAAAATCAACAAAATCTTTCAAAATATTGGCGTTTAGACCTATAACTACACCCTTTTTAAAAAGATAATCAGCCCAAGATTTTTCTTCTGCTATTACTTCAAGATACATAGCATAAACTTCGTCTCGACATTCATCTTGTAATTTTACAAAATCAGGATCGTCTTTTACAACATTATTGATTATCCAAGCGGTCCATTCGGTGTGTAAAATTTCATCCTGTAGGATAAGACTGATAATATTTCCATTTCCGATATAAATCTTATTCTCTACCATAGCAAGTGATGTCGCGAAGGACACCATGAAGCGTAAGGCCTCGAGTGCGTAAGAAGCGTTTAAGGCAAGCCAAATTGCTCGTTTGTGATCATAGACTGAAATGTCTTCACCTAATTCTTTACGACAATTAATAATGTGTAGAGCTTCATAATAACGACCAATGTTAGCAGCCATGGCAACAATTTCAGTTGTATCGTGAATTTTGTTAAATTCATCTTTAGGTACACTGTAAACATTTCTAATAATATGGCTATAACTTTTACTATGAATGTTTGTTTCAAACATCGACCAAATTGAAACTAATGCTTCGAGTTCTGGAATGGAAATAACAGGTCCAAAAACTTGAGACGGGGCCCGACCTTGGATGCTATCAAGAGCAGTTTGACGCAGGAGATTACTGGTAAAAATATGCTTAACTGCATCGCTAGCTTCTTTGTGATCTATTTTATCTTTGGTCAACGAAATTTCTTCTGGTACCCAAAAAAATCCTCTTTGAAGTTCTTCAAATTTGGCAATTTTAGGTTGACGGTATTCTTCAAATCTTTGTACAGTTACTACTCCATCAAGAAACATTTTACGTTTCAGATAATTAGATGGTTTAGATAAATCATATGTTTTTGTCATTTTTTTCCTTACAGTTGTTAAAATGCCATCGACTCATTGATATCGCTCCTCCTTCTTTATTGCAATAAGGACAAACTTTATTAGGTCTTGGTTTTTTCTTTAAAGTTTCTCTTATTTTATTCTTTGTTTCCTCAGTATGATTAGCAGGGCCATTTCCACCATTCATTTTTTGAGTTTTACTAATTTTCTGTCTATGAGATATACTTTTCGGTTTTCTCATCTTGTTTTTAGTTTCTTCAGATTTAGGTTTTCCTCTTGTAGAAAGAGTTTTACCAAATACAGAAAATATTCTTTTACTTTTTTCTATATCAAAGTATCTGCCATTTAAGCATAACACATTAGAAATATTTTCTTTAATAATTTGTTGCTCAAACCTAAAACATTCATTTATATCAAAACTTTTAAAAACTATAGCATGTTCAAATGAATCATCACTGTATTCTTTTCTTAATTCAGATACTTTTTTTGAAGAAGTAAAATAAATCTTCCAAAGGTCGTCTTCAGGTATTACGTTTTTTTCAATATGTTTATAACGAGCACCATAATAAAACTTACCTGTTGGAATATGCCTAATATAATAGACATATGCAGGAATAGTACGTAAATACATTTGCTGTAACTCCTCACAGTTATAGAGCCGGTGGATATTTCCAGTATCGCGATCGGCACCTGTATTTATCATACTATATTTCATATAGTACTACAGCTTGCAACTTTCGCAATCCGCATCTTCATATTCTTGTGTTGAACTCACTACATTAACGGCAGGAATTGTTGATCCTGTTAAAAGAGGATACATAGTAGTTCCAGTTACGTTTGCTTTAGCACCAATTTTATTAACCAAACTATAATAAATTGTTTTTAAACCCCATTTATACGCTAACATTAAATTTTTAGAAATCAATGTTCCCGGAACTTTAGCATCTTTAAAATGCGCTGGATTATAAAATGTATTGGTACTTAAGCTTTGATCAATATAGGCTGCGAGAACTGCGGCAGTTTTTAAATAACCAACACAGTCAGTTTGTTCCCACATTAATTGATAACGATTTTTTAATCTTCTATATTCTGGAACAACCTGAACAAAACTACCTGCCTTACTTTCTTTAACGCTGATCAATTCCATTGGCAGTTCAATACCGTTAGTAGAATTAAGAACAACTGAACTAGATTCAACAGGAGCAACAGCCATCAATGTGCCATTTCTAATTCCATGTTTTTTCATTTTTTCACGTAGTTGTTCCCAGTCTAATGAAGGAGTAAAATCGGTTAATTCATTTACACCTTCTGATCTACGTTCCCACGGAAATACACCTTGTCCATAATATGTATAAGATGATCTCTTACAAGATCCTCTTTCTTCAGCAAGTTCCACACTCATTTCTGTTAGATAGAATGCTTGATGTTCTATCCATTTTTTTACTTCTGCTAGTGAATCTGTTTCCCCGTATTTTAAACTACGTCTAGCATGCCAATAGGCAAGATTAGTAATTCCTACACCAAGTGGTTCAAAATCTTCATTTGCTAATTTACTTTTAACACTCAAGAAGTCTTGATATGATAAAATATTACTTAAACTACGTACCAATACTCTACATGCTTTTCTCATATCTTGAGGGTTACGGAAAGCACCCCAATTAATCGAGCCCAATGTACAGAGAGCAATTCTACCGCTATCGTCATCTAAACGTTGGAAAGGTTTAGTAGGTAAGAGGATTTCTTGACAGAGATTACTTTGATAGATTGGATCTGTTTTAGCGTTAAATGGTCCTTGATTAATCACGTTATCAATATTAACAAGATAGATACGACCAGTGTCGGTTCTTTCTTTTAGTATACCGTTTTTAAAAATTTCTTCTGCTGAAATAACTTTTTTCTTTTTAGTTTTATCTTGTTCATATTTTAAATATAGTACTTCAAATTCTTTTGAATCTCTATAGTATGCTTCATATAAGTCAGTTACTTCATGTGGATCAAATAATGTAATATTTTCTTTATTCTTGTACCTGCGCCAAAACAAAGCATTTACAACTACGCTATAATCCATTTGACGAACTCGTGTTTCGTCTGTTCCTTGATTATTTTTAAGTACAATAAGATCTTCAAATTGATAATGCCAAATGGGAAAAGTTACTGTACAACTAGCATTACGAATTCCGCCTTGACTACATGAACGTAAATCAGCATACCATTTTTTCAAGAATGGTATCATACCCGTGTGTTTAATTTCTCCATTACGAATCGGAGCACCTAATGGTCGAATTCTACCAATTTCTAGGCCAATACCGGCACGTTTTGAAGCATATTTGGCCATCATTTCACCAGCCGCGAAAATACTGTCCAAAGTATCGTCCGAACTGATAAGAACACAACTAGAAAACTGACGAGTATTAGTGCCAAGACCAGCCAACACAGGTGTAGCCAGTGTAAAATGCCCTTCGCTAGCACATTCATAATATTCCTTAACATATTTTAATCTTTTTTCCTTCGTTTCAGCGTGAAATACAGTAGCTGCCGCAACGGCATATCGTACCTGAGGAGTTTCGTAAATTTTGCCATTTGAACGATTTTGTACTAGATATTTCTCAGAAAGTTGAGCAATTGCTGCATAGGTATATTGTTCATCTTTACTATGATCTATAAACAAATCAATAATATTCCATTCTTCTTCAGAATACCAATTTAATAGATCTTCAGTGTACATTCCAGCCTGTACGTTTCTTTTTACAATATCATAGAGTTTCGGCGGATCGTAAGTTCCATATACTTCTTTTCTAAGCATACTTACTTTTTGTCTTCCAGCTACATATTGATAATTTACGTTGTTAATATCCGGATTATCTGTTTCATCAATTAAATCTACCATTGCTTTAAGCAATAATTCATCAATAGTTTTTGTAGTCATTCCGTCGTGAAATTCAAGTTGAGCTTTAATTTCAATCATACTAGGGCTAACGTTATCAATACCTCTACATCCATAGGAAACTTGACGCTGAATTTTAGATATATCGAGAGGAACTCTCTCTCCGTTACGTTTTACAACTGTAATCATGTTCTTACCTTTTATTTTTTAAAAAATTATTTACCTTGGTGTAGTAATCTCTATAATATTTTCTAATTTATAAACATTATCATTAAATTGACTGATATTTACAGGACCTTCGTTGCTATAATTTATAATCCATGTGTTATCGACAAATACTAGATTATACTGTTTATTATTGATATCGTCTATCATTGTTTTGAGTTCTACAAAAGATTCTGAATATTTTTTTGTCAATTTCAAGGTCCATGCGATCATCAAAGACTTCGTAAAATCATCATATATATTTTCAGCTATTATTTCCCAAGGGCTTGGCCATTTTTTTTGATTATAAGGATCGATATTTCTATTATAAGGAATAAAAGGGCTCATATTCCAAAAATCCCATACTTCTTGGAGAGGATTTTCGGAATTATCTAAATTTTTTCTAAGTTCTATCCAAGATGATAATCTATCATCAATTGATTTTTTAAACATTATGATACCATGATATCAATTTGATATTGTAATAACACGGTTGTAGCAGTATTGACCATAATTAAAGATATTGAATTTCTTCCTGGTATATCGCTAGGATCTACATCAAAATAAATTTCTGGTCCTTCTTCAACACCGTCTGGTAAATCTTCAATATAACTATATAAATCAAATACGCCAGGAAATCCATCAGGAGCAATATTAAAGATAACAGTTCCTTTTCTAGATAATCCACCTTTAGTTAATTGATATCTCATATTAACCATTTGATCTTTACCTGTATAAGGTATTTTTGTAATTACCGAGGTACTGCCACCAACGATAGTAGCAGTATTAACTGCTGTATCACTAATAATTGCGTTACCAGATACCAATGGAGCATAATAGAAAGTTGACGTTGTGCCAGTATTTTCCGCTAAAATTTTTCTATAGAAAGTATTGTTTACGCATCTATTTCCATGAGAATAAAATCTAACTATAGGAGTTGCAAAAGTTGATGTAGTAATTAAATCATCTAAACCTAAACCATTACCTACCTGAACAAAATAATTATCAGATACGGAATGTGAACTATGTATAGCTTCATTAGTGTTTGTTCCTACAAATACAGCTTCTCCTACAATACTTTCAAATCTGTTAGATCTTATGTAATTATTTTGAGGTCCTGATTCAAGAGTTCCTTTAGTTAATTCTACACCTCTATTCAAATTTTCAAATTTGTTATTATCTATTTTTGTGTTTATTACTGTTCCTGTACTTCTTACACCTATATATAGTCCATTAAATTCAGAATCTCTAACTGATACATTTTCACATAAGTTTGTATCACCTGAACCTAATCCACCGCCGATACCTCTTATTTCTACTCCTACTCCTGCACTTACTAAGCCAAATGTTGTTGTAGATGTAGTATCAAATGCTGTTTTAAAAGAACAATTCTCTATAGTAGAATCTAAACAATTATCAATCGAAATTAACGCATTATCAGATGAACCTAAAACAGGATCATATTCTAAGGTTAGATTTTTAATAGTTACTCCTCTTGATCTATTTGCGCCAGATTCCATTAGTCCGGAATCAAAATCATTGCCATAAGCATCTATAGTTTTAAAAATATTTGTAGCACTGTTAATTAAAGTTAATTTAGTTAACTCTTTACTTTCACCTTCGATAATTGCGTAAGGTGGTAATTCTATTACGTTTGAGATGTAAAAATTGCCAGCTGGTATTTTTATTTTTCTTCTTGCTTCTTGTCTAGCATATGTTCCGTATGGGTTTTTATAAATTGTTTCAACAGCGTTTCTAAAAAATAAAGTTATATCTGTAGGAGTTCCACTTGGCTCTACACCGAAATCAGTTAAACTAGGTGATAAAGAATCTAATTTTTTTTGAACTGTACTAGTTGTAGTATCAGTAATATAATAAACACTATTTCTATATCGATAGCTTGTTAGTTCAGTACCTGTATTATTTGCTAAAGATAAAAATGACACTAAATCATTTTCTGTTAAAATTCTGGTGTTAGCATCACTAATAGCACCTTCTACAATTCTTTTACCTATATACAAGTTTTCAGTATCTTGTGCCCAACCAAATTCTCCAGGATCTAATTGGGGAACTCCTGTTTGATTTTCTTGTCCACGTCTTACTTGTATTTTTGCTATTTCGATAATGGCCATGTCAAATATCCTCTATATAGGATATTTATCAAGTTAGAAGTTGTTTAAGTCCTCGCATACCTGTAGTGTAGTACTCTTCGATTTTAGCTAACCAAAGATCTTGATACTTGTTAAAGTCTGAAGGCCAAAGATCGAACTGTTGATATTTTAAATCTCTACTACACATAAACACATGACCTTCGCGAATGTTTGTTCCGTATACTTCGTTATGTGCCATAATATAAGCAACTAATTGAAGTTTATAATCTTCAATCCATTCTTCTTTTTTTGGTTTATTAGTTTGTTTGTAATCACAAATACTAGGATTACCTTTATAAACAGCAATTAAATCAGTAGTTCCGCTATACAATCCAGGAAAATATAAACTTTGTTCAATTGCCCAAATTTCGTCAACATCACTTAACCCGTTCTCTATAATAATATCAGCCATAGCATTTGCTTGAACATGCACAGGATTATTACCTGGTTGACGTTTTATTCCAGCAATAAATCGTTCTAAATTATTATGCATCGCTGTTCCTACGCCAGCAGCTTCTCTGGTAATTTGATTTGCTTTATCTTCACCTATTCGTTTTCGCCATTCATTTAAATGAGTCATATCTTTAGTGCTACTTAAAATAGTAGTTACACTAGGTAGTTTTTCGCCATCTGGAGTTTGATAAACTCGTTTTTTTGTAATAGGATCGTTTATTTGAACACAACTTTTATATTCAAATTTTTGTATAAATTTTGGTGGGGTATAATCAAACATAATTAGTTTAATTATATATTAATTAAAATAAAATATCAAATTTTTGAACTTATTGCTTTATCAGCAGCACGAGATGCCATTTTATCTAATTTAGGAGTTTCTGGTTTATTTTTTAATGTATCAGGTACTTCAGCTTGATTAGTAGTATTCACAAATACTATGTATTTTCCATTTTTATCAGGTTCAATGGCTTTGATAACTTTATTATCTTTATCAAATTTATTTTTCCATTGAATTAACGCATCAGGAGTCGAAATACCTAAGTTATCAGTATTGGCCATATTTTTTAAAGCATCAAATGAAATGCTTACAGTTGAGCCTTGGGCATCTGCTTGACTTTGTAAAACTCTTAATACATTATCAATATGCCCAGAATCTAAAACTTCAAATAATTTCATTTTACTTGGCCAATTTGCTGATAATACTATGACTTTCTTCTAATTTTGATCTTAGAGTATTTTCTCTAACTTCCCTTCCTGAAGGACCTTCGCCGGCAGCAGCATCAGAAGCAGAAAATTCATCTGATGTATTCATTTGATCTGGTTCTGCCATAGGTACAGGTTCTTCTACTGGTTGTTCTTGAGCAGGTTCTTGTCCCATAGGAACTTCAGGTACAGATTCTCCTGCTAATACTGATATAGCATTACTGATAGCTTCTCTCTGAGCAGTTAATGTTTCCAATGTAGCAGTTAAAGCAGGAGAAACAGATTGCTTAAAAGCTTCTGCTTCTGCTTGCCCAAAGTTATGACGAATTTCATCAGTTATTTCAATCATTACTTTTGTTTGATATTGTCCTACACGTTGCATCCAACTTGTAAAATCATTTGCTATGTCACCTGCCGCTGTAATGACATTCGCCTTTTCTTCTTCATCTTCTTTTAGTAAATGTTCAATACTTTCATTAATATATTTTACATTTTTAGAATAACTTTCTTTACGAAGTTTAGCTAGTACTGCTCCGGCTACTTTCTTGCCTGTTTCTTCACTACCGTATTTCTTAGCTGCACTTTTGGCAATTTTAGCAAATTGCTTCCCTGGTTTTCCGATATCTTTTCCGGCACGTGCTTTCTTGGCAGAATAGTCACCAGTTGATTCTTCTACATTTTCATCGTCGTCTTTAGATCCGCTTTGTGCTTTACCTTTTACAACAGTTCTCTTATAGCCTCTTTTTTCCCAATCTTTGCCATCTTTAGCATGTTTAGCATCAATTGCTTTGTCTTTTGCTCTGTCAGCAGCGGTTTTTTCCGAACTTCCTTTAGGTGCTGTATCTGTTTTTTCTAAATCGTCATATTTTTGTTTACTACCGCCGTAACGTGGTCCTTTAACAACACGATTTTCATCGACTTCGGATTCCTTAAAAGGCTTACCCGCTTTCGCAGCAGCTTTTGCTCTACTTCCCCAAACTTCATCTTTCGGAGATTCTACTTTGCCATTGCCATCATAATCTTTTTCAGCTTTACTTTTCTTTGCTTCATTTAAATTAGCTAATTTATCTTTTAACTGTTTGATATTTTCACCTAACATTTCTTTAATCCTTGTGTTAATTAAATCTAACATTGCTTTGTCTTTTTGATAAGTTTCGTTAGTTAATAATTCATTTATACCAGATTGCCCTTCGTGTTGGAACACTTTTGTTCTTAGCTTATTACGTATATCTTCTAATTGTTCTCTAGTGTAATTTTCTAATTTTACATCTATATTAAACATTTTATTGATATTTTCTAAAATTTGTTTACTTGTAATAACTTTTTTAAAATCTTTTGTAATCATGATGATGTTCCATACAATTATAATAATTTATTTATCTAAAACTTAATAGTTTTCGAAAACGTATATCTATTTCTTTTTTTAGCAATTCTTTTTTATATCTTGCTTTGACAATTTTATCTATCATAATGTCAAACTTAATATAATCTTTTGATTTTATACAATTTGCTTTTGCTTTTAAATGAACTTCTTCGTCAAATAAAGCATATCCATAATTTTTATCTAAATTTAACACATTATCATCAATAAGTTTACCTAATGCCGATGCGTTGGCCAATAAGATTGCTGTTTGTGGTAAATTAATATTCGATATACAAGTATCGTTTGATGTGTTTATTACTTCAAAAAATCCAGTATAGTTTTTCTGAACAACACAATTTCCTATCTTTATACCACCTGTATTTAATTTTATTGGAACAATAAAGCCGCTTTTTTTTAAATTAGACTTTACTTTTGAATTTAAGTCAACAATTGTTTTATAAAAATTATTAAGTTTCATTTATTTTTTTAATAAGTGTGTTATTGTTACTTATATCGTAAACACCTTTTCTTACTAAATTTTGAGCTACCCATAAATCATTTTCACTTAGACTGTTTACATCTACATTATTGTAAGTATCTATAAATTGTTGTTCTTTATTAGAAAGAGCAATAGATAAACCAGATAATAGTTGATTTATTTTCATTTTAAAGTTTGTTTTAATTGTTGTAAAATTTGAGAATTTTTAGGATCTTTTAGATCTAATTTAAAATTAGCATCTCCTAATTTTACTTCTAGTTCGTTAGGAGAAGATATAGTTGTTTGAATCGGAGTTGCCGGAATAACTGCAGTATTAGTGCCGGTTGTTTTATTAACAGTACTAGACTGTGGTTGAGTAGTTTGATTATTTGAATTACTACCTAGTGCGGCTGAACCAATTGCGCCTGCTGCTCCAAGAGCACCTTTTGCTAAAGATCTTCCGATTGCTCCTACTATAGGAGCGATTTCATTTACAAATTCTTTTGCTCTCATAATTATTGTGGTAGTTTTGTTACCATTACACCTAGTAAAGATAATACACCTACAATAACAGTACCAGCTGTTCCAATCAATACTTTAATGGTATTTAAATGACTTTTTTCTATTGTAATATGAAGAGAACTTACTTTTTCTTCAATAGTACCTAATCTTTTTTCTAAAGCATCATAACGTTGAGCACAAAGTTCAACATGTGCTTCAAGATTTTCTTTTTCAATGTCGGTTGCTGCAGATACCAATTTATTTCTCCATATAAAAAATGTTAATTTATAATTGTGTGCCTAAAATAGAGATTTAAATTTTGCCTGTATATGCCTTAATGAGTGTGTTTTTATTAACTGAATCTGTTAAATTAAAAATTGCTTTATCAATATTTATCGTTTCTGTTAAATTTTTTATAATTGGGACTTCGTTTATATCGTTTATTAATTCGCCAACTAATCCATATTCTTCATTAAAATATGCTCCGGTTCTATCTGGTGAAAATCTAAAAGTCCAAACATTATGTTTACCTTTAAATATAGACCCGAAGTTTAAGTTCTTTATGTCAATTTTTTCTGATACAGGCGGCAATTGATAATTGATTATAGATCTCAATTCTAAACATTGAATTAATGTATTAAAATTTCTCTGCTGATCTAATTGTATCTTTGATCCTTGGTTTAATCTATTAATACCTGTATATGTAATATCGATTAGTGTAGTTATTTCTATTATTTCCATAGCTGTTATTAAATATGTTAGATATTTATAGTCATAAAAAAAGGCAAAAATAATTTTGCCTTTTGATAAATGCTTAGATTTAATTAAGCAAATGTTACAAATCCATCTCCACTAAATCCAGAAGATGTAGTGATTGTAAATGCGCTAGCAGCAGCACCAGAAGCACTTGCTAAAGCGTCCTTTAAAGCACCCCAAGCACCAGCAGTAGTTGCACCAGCACCATTGTTTACTGTAGCACCGTCAACTGCTACAATGAAAACACTGTCAGTTGATACAGCTGCAGGTGTTCCTAACATAACAACACTGCCAACTGTTTGTACGGCTTTTACAGCCTTTTCAAAGTTACTTCCTACTAAATCATTGGAAGTATGCATATTCCATGTAGCGGTAGCTACTGAAACTTTTACGAATGTTGGTTGTAAACCATAAAATGATGCTGGTACTGCTGAACCATGTACTCTTGTAATTCCGGCCATTTTTTTTCTCCTTAATTTTGGCTAAGTTTTAAACTAAAACTTATTATGTTTTTATTTATCTTTTTTAAAATTAATCATCATCCTTGACGTCACCATCAATTACTTTCAGTTCTCTAGACAATTCTTTGTGATCTCTTAACTTGCGAATACCTCTTATAAATTTATTAGGATCGCTACCTTTGATACTATTGATAAATCTACGCTCTAATTCATAGGCTTGGTCAGGAGGAAAATTTTCTTTTATACTGTTTAACAAATTTATAGCACCATTGATGATATGATTAGCACGACTTTCTACAACTGCTTCATTATCTTTTTTAACCGAAATAGAATTAAGTTCTTCTAATAAACTTTTAGTCGTTTTTTTCAATTTACAGATTCCTTTTGAATATTTATTATTATACACATTTATTTGGTATTTTTAAATATTGTGCGGTCGCAGCATAAATATTATACTAGTGAAAACCATGAGTCAAAATACACACAGAAAGGAAAAATCATGCCGTTTGAAATTATTATCGGTAATTTGTTAAAAAATGATGACCTAAAAAGGTTAATCAACGTTGAATACAAAAATCCCGCAGATAGAGAATTTGTTAGTTATTTCTTTTTAAAAAATAAGAAATTACCTACTTTACAGGAGATGAAACATGGTTGATAAATTTTTTAACTTAATTAAGAAATTATTTGTAACAGATCAACAAACAGAACTAGAAAATTTTATAGCATCAAAAAATCCAACTAATACCGCAGAGGTAGAATATTGGATCGCACAATACACACATAATCAGAGAGGATGGAAATTATGACAATTATAACAAACTTTTTTAAATCAATATTTGACTTTTTAGCAGAGGTAGGCAAAGCCAGAGCAGCAGCAGAACTCGCAAGGGCAGGCTATTATAAAGAAGCACAAAATTTACTTAACTCATAAATGATAGAAGAAGTAAAACAAGTTCCCTATCAACAATGGGGGCCATGGCGTAATCAATGGGGTTACGAAACTACCATAGCCTGCTTTGACGATGAAGATATTATTGTTAAAACAGTAAATTCTAAAAATGTCAAAGTTGTTATAAGATTTGCTGACTGGGAAAGTTGCGAAGAATTTATAGAGTTAATTGAACAAGATAGACGCTTTTAATTTATCATAATCACTTTAACTTTATAGCATATACAAGTATAATAAATACTTGTGTTAAGTTATATACTTAACATACAGACATACATACACAAGGAGAAAATTATGTCACAATTTGATACCACAATGCTACCAAAAATGCCAGAAGTTAAGTTCAGCAAGAACGGTTACGAAATTAGGTCGGACATTTTAGCAATGGCCAAAGATCTTGTAGCGCAAGACTTCCAATACAAGTGGAATGGTTGGGAACAAACTGTTCAGCGTGATGAAAAGACTGGGCAGATTGTTACCAAGGTTGCTATGCCAGAGTTTCCTGGACTAGACAAGGTTCTTGACACTGCTGAAAAAATGTATGCTTTCGTAAGTGCTGGCGCTAAAAAATAAATTATAAAAACTATTATATATTAGGCATAGCCCTTTATTTACTACATCAGAAGAAGTACAGCCCTAGGAAACTAGGGCTTTTTTATTTTTTACGTCCTGCCTTCATATTAGCGAGCCAATGTGCCATCCTTGCTTTTTCACCACTTGAACTTTTTGCTATCTGTCTCAATCTAGATACACTGGCCTTTGTGGGAACACCTGATCGTTTGGCCAGCCCTTTACGACCGGGATTCTTACCATCAGCAAAGTTTTCCGCCATACCTTGCTGATCTTGACTCATTTTATGTAAGGAATTTAATTCGTCCATCATGGCCTTACCTGCTTGCTTAATGTTACCAGTATGTTTCATTACAGTATAAGCAGTTTCGATAGCGGCCATCATTTGTTCTTCATTTGGCCTCCAACCTTTAACGGCTTGATCAAGGAACTTCATCATATGTGGCATTTGTTTAATTAATTTGGCACGATATTCTTCTGCTTCTTGATCATGTTGGCCTTCTTCAATGCCGCCACTG